AACAGTTCCCCACGCTGCGGGTATAGTCGGCCCGCTGATTCCAGTCGCCATGCAAACTTGTAGATTGCCGTTCGTATCTTTAATTACGGAGAAAGTATTCGCTCCGGAAACCCACGCCGAATAAGGAGTCAAAGCCGCCCATGTTGCAGAGTTCAGCATCGTCCAAGTCAACTGACCATCCGATGTCGTCTGACCGATGACTGTTTGCCACGGTGGAGGAGTCGCGCCGGTTCCGGTCGTGCCGCCGGTGGTCGCGCCTTGTAGATAAACATTCTGCCCGGCCAGCGGCGGAAGAATAAGTGTGGGCTCAATCGTCGCGCAGTTCAGTACGTTTGGATCGCTGCCGGTACTCGGCTCGATGTACGTCCCGTATACCTCGCCTGCGGCCCATGATCGGAGCAACGTAGGTGTTACGTTCAGCTGTCCGAGGCTTCCCCAGCGCGCGGCGGTTGACCCGCCTGCGTTCAATTCGCTCGTGCGAGCGCCCGTGGATACAAGAGCCGGGTTCCACTGTGGCGCCGAGGGTCCGGAGGTAGCCGCGAAGTTGTGCGTCTGAATAAACACGCACTTGGTTCCTGGATCGTAAATAGCTTGACCAGGTTGATAAGTCGTCTTCGGAGCCCATGTCCCGATCGGACCTTGGTTAGTCCACACGACCGAGCCGTCGGCGGTTGTTCCGCCGGTCGATTGGTTCCATGCAGGTTGTCCGGCGCTGCTTGTGCCAAATCTAGATGAAGGGTTGGTGCCGTCTGCGTTGACTCCGGATAATTGTTGAACGTTTCCGTTAGAATCGACGACCAGCCCCATCGTGGTAAAGTACGTGTGAGCCTGCCAAGCGACCGCGCTCCCTGCCGATTCAACGGTGGAAATCGTCGGACCGTTGACCGGTGCAACAAGGCCGAATCCGTACGCGGTTGCGTTTGGGTTCAGAGGAGTGTAAATGAAAGTCTCAACTCCATCTCCCATGTAAAGAATGCCCGCGACGGCGACGAAGTAAGTCTGTCCGGCGCCCGTGCCTTTCGCGAAGATCAAAGTCTTGACGCCGTTCTGCTGGTCCCAATACACGGCGCCTGTAGATACCATACTCGCAGCTGCGGTCTCCGCGGTGGCGTGCGGATTGTTCAAAGTGATAGTTGTACCAGTTGACGCTACGGCAGTATATATTGAATCAGAACCTGCGCCCACGAATCCGGATACGGTGAACTTCATGCCGACATACGTGTTCCCCACACCTCCGGGGAACGTGCCGGTATATACCGCATTACCGCCGACAGAAGTAGCAACCGATGTGACGCTCAAAGCACCGGTGGATTCGGTGTCAATGATTACGCGAATGGTTCCGTCGAGAAGTTGGAACGAGAAGCCGCGATCTGGAGGCGTCGGATAAGTCGCCGTAGAGAATAGCGATAGGCCGGGGCGCCGCTGAAGTGTGAGTCGGTTCGTTAGTTCGATGTTCGAGCCCTGCCAAAGTGCGTCGCTGCGCCCGCCATAAAATCGCGACGTGGCAAGATCCCCAGAATCGTGTAAAACAGCGCGTTGTGTATAAATCCCAGTGAAACATTTATCTATGAATAGCGCAGCGTATTTAGGGGGACGCTGGGGTTGTGCTCCTGATTGTTCCAATAAATTTTGCATACTTCCTTTAAGATGCGGGTTAACTGCAAAAGCGGCAGAGAGGGAACACTACATTTCTTTTAACGTGATTTTTAATATGGCGGATTCTTTCCAAATGCCCGTTCTTTACATTTCTATTTCCTTGCGTCGATCCTCCACGAGCCTTATCTTCAATCTTTTGATTTTTGGCGCCTAACGCCGAACTTGCATAAGTCTTAATTGAGTTTATTTGACCGGTGTCGCGAGCCTTAGCTCCTGCGACCTTCGCTGCCATAACTTTGTGTTCTCGCGTTTGAAGAGTCGCCCAATGGCCGCTTTGTACATTTTTCTTTCCTTGGACGAAGCCTCCTAAAATAGAAAATTCAACACCATCAAACCCGCAAAATTTCTGGTCTAATGGAGATTGCTGATTAGAAAACGGGCCTCTTCTAAACGTCCCTGCCCTCAGCATCTCCATATGTTCAGCCGCAATAAGGTGCCAGAGAAAAGGGCTATCAGGGTTTCCTTTCTCAAACCAGTCGAATTCGCTACTATGAATAACATGAACTTCTTTGAGAAAATGATTTTTATACTTCATCCGATATTGATACTCCCCACGCCTGAAGGCGGGGGATTCTTCAGGCTACGCATGGGCTTAATCTCCCTACGTTGACGCCTGACGGCTCTATCCGAGCCGAAATATTTACCGACGCTATGAAGTCTGCGTTGGCTTCAAAACCGCAATCCAAGCATTTGAACTCCGCTTGCGTTGGTCTGTTCTTTGCATCTTTGTATCCGCAGCACGGGCACGTTTGACTTGTGAACCTCGGGTCTACCGCGACGATACGTCTTCCAGCCTCTTCCGCTTTGAAGACGAGCATTCGCAGCCACGTTCCCCATGATGCATCCAGAATCTGTTTGCTACAGTTGCCCTGAACCATTCCGGCGATGTTTAGATTCTCCACGCCGATGGTGCCGTACTTCCGAATCAACGCCGTAGTTTGCTTGTGAAGAAAATCATTCCGCTTGTTCGCAATACGCTCGTGCAGTTTCCGAAGCAGCGCAACTGCCTTCCGTCTGCGATGCGAACCGCGCTTGCGGCGGGCGACTCTGCGCTGTGAACGTCGCAACTCGGCTTGAGCATTCTCGTAGAAGCGGGGGTTCTCGATAGGCGAGCTACCGTCGCTGAATGTGGCGTACTGAACCACGCCAACATCAATGCCAACCCGCGCATCACTGTGCGGCAAATGCACAGGAGAAAACTCTACAGCAAGGCATGCGTACCAATTCTGCCCGCTGCGTTTGACTACCAGCGACTTGACAGCCGAGCCTTCGGGCAAGGGACGGGAGAGCCGCAACTTCACAGCACCAATCTTGGAGATTTGCAAATACCGTCCCGCGAGTTTGAATCCAGTGTTGTTGAAGGCAAAGGAATCAAATCGGTCTTTGCCTTTGAATCGTGGGAATCCTGCTTTTTGCCCGTGCTTGATGCGACGGAAGAATCCTTGAAACGCTCTGTCTAATTTCTTAATCACGTTCTGCAAAATGTGAACGTGGACGCCTTGGTACTCAGGGAAAGCCGCTCGTACTTCGGTGACTTCTCGCATTTGTGCAAACTGACCGATACGCCGCATCTTGCGTTGTTCAAGAGCGCAGTTGTACAAAAATCGGCAGGAATCCAGCAGGGTCTGCAACGCAGCCTGCTGCTTGCGAGTTGGCACCAACCGATACTTGAATGTCTTTATCATCAGACGTTCTTTTGATTCTCCACATACTGCTTGATTACGGACAGCGGTGCTCCACCGACCGTGGACACGAAATATGAATTTGTCCACAACGACGGCAAACGAGAAACAAGACTTGCAAACTCTTTTCGCAAGTGGTGTGAAGAAACACCCTTGAGGCTCTTTACGAGCCGATGAATCCCAAACTGCGGGTCTACTTCTACAAGCAAATGAGCGTGGTCGGGCATGATTTCCAGTGCGATGATTTCGGCTCGGTACTTCTTGCACTCCTGCTTTAGAATTTGTTCCAGTCGCTTCGCTATAGCACCTTCCAGAACCTTGCGGCGATACTTCGGACACCACACAACGTGGTACTTGCTGCTGTAAACCACGTTGTTATTCGACTTGTATCCTTGGAGCATGACACATTAGACCATAGCCCGCTGTCTAATGCAATAGTTTTCTTTGAGCGGACTACTAATCGCTTACCCCATCCCTGAAGGGAGGGGCTTGCGCTCACTCTTGGTCAAACTCCCCTTGCCTGGGTTCCCTGATTAGTTTTAAGTTGCTGTACAACCGCTTGCGCATCTCTCGCCAAAAATTGGGCGAGGAACGCATTCTTTTGGAGTTCACTTAGTCCTTCTGACTTCGCCAGCAATGCGGCGATGCCACGCATGCGATACTTGGCTGCCTGCTGATCCTCATCGAATGCCTGAAATGCTTCTGCAAGGAAGAGGTTGTTGTAGATATCGAGATATTGATCTGGGATTCCCCACGCCTGGCCCAGAGTAGTTATCGGGGTAATTAACTTTTGATATGTCAAAGTCGCTGTATAATTTTGATCGGGGAGGCCCAAAAATCGCAACGCTAGGCTGGTGCCGTACGTGACAAACTTCACCGCCACAGATTTAGGTTGAGACGGAGGCGATACGGATACTCCGAGAACATCGCTGTTATACACGTCCTTAAGTTCGTACGCAAACAATGTATCTGCAGTCCTCAATGACACTCGTTCAAGGAAGCTGAAATCCGTAAGCAGCACTGTATAGTCTTGGACGGCGGTAGTAAGAGTTAAACCAAAGTATTCAGCCCGGTTCCAACCCCACGTCAGCGGAGCATTGCAGATGGTATTCTGAACAGTGTTCGCGATAGAGATCGCGGGTTCGTTATTGATTCCCGCAGTCAAGGGACCATATTGAATAAACGTCCGTGCCCAATTAATGCTCTGTTGCAACGTGTATGCCACAAAATTTTCCTTTTAATAGTTGAAGGGATAACCCGGACCTCGAAAGAATCCGCCCCGTTGTGAACTACCTGACATAATTCCGCGATCTGGAACAAACATATTCTCTTCGAGTTCACGATCCTGCTTCGCGCGTAGCTCGACCAGGGACGCGAGCCAGAGTTGCCACTCATCCTTGAACTTGCCACGAACCTTCGAGTCCGCGGAGTACCGATAGCACTGCGCGATGAATCCCTGCCGGAAGTTAGGTTCGAACTGATCGGGCAATGGGAACAACGTTTGTGCGAGAGACGTGAAACGAACCGGCTGCGCTTGTCCGGTCAGTAGGATTTGAAAGACCCGCCCAGTCTGATACGGCACCGGCTGAACACGGATACCTTGACCCCACGGATCGACCACGGTCCACACAGTCGTGGCGCCTAGGCCTGAAACTGTCACGCCGGGCAGCGAGTTAGGCGCCGCAAGCGGCGCTGTCGCGCCTTCCACGCCGTACGTGGTGATAACTAGAAAGTTTCCGTTGGCGTCCAGAATCTGCGATATAGGATTCGCGGGCATGCTCTGTGTTCCGAGCGGCTGCGTGTATGCGGAACCCGCGATCGGGTTGTTTCCGATCGACTGCGTCCCGTTGTTCAGATCGCCCCACGTGCCGTAATATAAAGTGTTGTTAGGGAAAAAGTTGGCTATACATATCGCATTACCGCAGCCGTAGCTGCCGCTTCCGCTACCGTTGCCGTAATTCCAATTCGACGCCGTAGCCTGCGGTAACTGCCGCCCACACTCGACGGTACGGTACGCTTTCGGAAACGACGTGCTATTGATGTCGATCGCGATGCCGCGTTCGAGCCATGCTAGATTAGTCAAAGAAGAGCCGGATGCTGGATAACCCACGGGTTGACCGGCGGGGTACACGAGCGCATAGTCCTGCTGAAACGAGTTCGTATAGAACGGCGGAAGGTTAATTTCGTTCCACTTGTGCGGGAACGGAACCCCGCAGATGACGTTCATAACGTCCGTGGCGATAAACAACGCAGGATGATTTTCGCTACCGGCTACGTTCAGCACCGGTTCTATATCTGCGAAAGCTTCGGCGATGTTAACTATCCGCTGGAGCGAAATCGTGCTTTGGGTTTGTATCATAAACTTATCCTAAATGTGAAGCGATTTTCTTAACGTGGTCTATAAAATTATTGACTACCATACTACGCTTCATATAATTGCACAAACTACAACACGGAACACAATTAGATATTTCGTATCCGATTTCATTATTTACTCTGTCTATTCCATTGCACATATAGGGAACTGAGTCTACAACAGCTCTATTCTTGGCGTAATAAGGTCTGGGCAATGCCCCGCAATATTCGCACGGTTTACTAGAAACGCTTCTAAATTCTTCTTTGCTCAAAGAAAAAGAGTAACTTCTTGTTTTAGAATTTTCTTGATACTGACTGTAAGCCGTATTAAAACTTCCTAAATCTCCTGGAAGTAAACGAAGAGACATTCTATAACACCCGCAACTTGTGGTAAAACCTTTTCGTAACGCATCTGTTGATGCATTGTGTTCTTTACCGCAATCGCATGTGCATATCCAACGGGCCTTTCCCCACTTCCCGTTTGGCGCGCCTCTTAAAACAATCAGTTTTCCAAATCTTTGACCGCACAAATCTAATTTTCTACTCATAAATCCTCCGGTAAAGGATAGTCGGGTGTGTTACCGGCACACCCAACCGTACTACATTAAAATACAAAAATTCCGCAGCTAGATTTAAGCTTAAATTGGTTTGTGGGATTTGAAGCTTGCGGGTTCACTGAGCCTCGAGAACTGGGCGGACGAACCGCCCCTAGATTGGTTATAATGTGAACGTGCCGGTCAGCTATTGTCCTACGCCCAATAAAAGAAGTTCTCTCGTCACCCCCGACGCAGGTTTGAAAGCGGCAAGCACAATCGACGCAGTAAACGATGATGCAAACGACGCGGTAACAGTTATGCCGGATTGGGGAGACGTAAAACTTCTGTGCGCTGCACCGCCATTGAAGGCGGCGTAGGAGGTCATATCTAAAGTATACCCCGCTGTAAACGTCGTATTCGATGCGCCCGTTGTAGTTAAACCGACGCCCACAAACACAATGTCATCAGAACTAGCGGTAGAAAAAGACGGAGTTGTAATAGACGTTGGAGTAGAATTTGAAAAGGTTCCTGTCTGTGTATCGAACGCGGCGGCCCCAGATACAGTGGCGTCCCAGACCGTTATGCCGAACGAGCGATTTGCTATGTTAAATGTTGCGTTCCCAGCAATGACGTTACTCGCGTTTGGTAACGCACCGATGCAATAAAACAGTTGAACTCGGTGAAACGAACTAGTTTGTGAAGTTAACGCAAAGTACGTGTTCCCCGCCGTATCAGTGACGGTAGGCGGCGCGGGTATTGTAATGTCATTGTGAAACAACTGCACCACAATCAAATCGCCCGCAACCGTATTGACCGCTGGCGCAGAAAGAACTGTAGCGCCGTTTGCTGTCGCGGAAGAGTTTTTTTGAAAGGCGGGCGAACCAAAAATACTCATTTACGCGCTCCATCCCGTCCCGTCAAAATACACGCCGTAAAACTGACCGGGCTGAGTGCTTGATGCCTGCGCCGCTTGCGATGATGCAAAATCGGTCGCGAGCAACAATTCCAGCGCCACTTTCCCAAGCGCAACTGGAAGCATATGCGCCTTATTAACTTCGATGGTCGTACCCGCAGCAATCGCGGCATTTTCCTGAGTGCTTGCGCCGGTCCATGAACTTGTCGCAAGTGCTCGCGCGACTGGGGAGGTTGTGGTCAGCCACAACACGTAGGTAATTTGAATTTGACCTGGAGTCGATGTATTGACCGCGAGCACAACTACCTGCTTCGCAGCAATCACACTTCCGCCACTCACGTAAGCAGGCGCATTCGCCATGTTAAACGTGAAGGTAGTCGAGGTCGGAGCCGTAGACACCGTGTTGTTCTGGTTCAGACCGACGGGACTAATGCCCGTGAGTGAAAACCCTTGATTTTGCGCGAGACCATGCGGAGTAGCAGTAGTCACCGTAACAATATTTCCAGAAATCGCAATACTCGAAACCACAACTGCCGATGCTTGTGCCATGGAATCCCCTTAGAAATAGAATACGTTAAATGTAACGGTGTTGGCCGGGGCGGTTCCGTTAGAGTAGCCCGTTGTCGCCGCGATACTAATAGCAGTACCGAATGCAATACCCATCGCGTTCATAACGTTCGCGGACCCGCCACCAGGAACTGCGAATGACATGACCGGAGTGCTAGTGCCCACCGTGACGCTACCAGACGCAATGTTGTAAATTTGAAAAAAGGTCGTTGCGGTGTTTTCGGTGTTGTCTAGGAACCAGCCGTATATCTGCCCAGCGGACGCTTTAATTGCTACTGCGGTGTTAGTCAAACCGCTGGCGGATTTAATTAGCAAACCACCTTGGGAGTGCGGTTCGTTTGTAACTCGCAACTTTCCGCCGAGAGTTTCTGATAAAAGGACTTGATCACCTTCAGTCCATGCCGGATCTGCGACGTTAGCGATTGCAGGAAGAACTCCCTGGTTATTAGTGCTTGGAGCGGCGTTGTTGTTCGTCAAACTGCCAGCAGCAGTTATCGATCCCGAAATCGGGACCGCAGTGCCGCTAGCCACACCTTCAATAATTACAGAACGGCCTGCCGCTCCTAGAGGGATTGGATTGAATTGCGCAGTGGCGTCGTTTGATTCTCCGCCAACAAGAACCATTGTACTAGGAACAGTCGTTGTGTCCAGAGCAGTTTGTGCGGTGAGTTTAACTCTCTGATTTCCGGCAAGATCGACCGATTCCAAAACTTGATCGCCCTCAGTCCACGACGGCGCTGCGGCGTTGGCAAGAGCGGGTAGAACTCCCACATTGAAAGATGGAGGATTCGCGTTATTAGTTCTCGTACCGATAATTCTGTGGCTTCCACTCAGATCAACAGACTCAAGAACTAGATCGCCCTCAGTCCAGGACGGAGCAACAGCATTAGCAATGGCACTCAATGCCATTTGTCCATCGGCTGCGGGGGCTGCGTTATTGTTTGTGAGCGTTCCGCGAATCCGTTGCCGACCTGATAGATCGACAGACTCTAGAACCAGGTCACCTTCTGTCCACGACGGAGACGCGGCGTTGGCAAGGGCAACCAGAGCGCCAACGTTCGCCCCATCAGGAGCAGCGTTGTTATTCGTCTTACCGCCTGCGACTGCTACCGTACCGGTTACCGCGGTCGTTGAGCCTGTGTCGGTAATGACGTGACCGATTACGTTCGTACCAGCTGGCAAAGCCTCAGAAACTACAGTCTGTAAATTGCCCGCAGCGTCGATCAGGAATCCGGTAAAAACCCCAGATTTATTTCCACCGGCGTACGTAGCGCTGGCCGGAGGTGCGCCGCCAGTTGCCGCGACAGACGGGTTGGTCGCGGAGATGGACCCGGTAATTGGGAGGGGATTCGTAGCGCTTACGCCGACCAGGTTGGCGCCGACTTGAAAGCCGATGAAATCTGCGCTAAGCGGGACCGCGGAGCCAGTTGGCCCGGCTGCGGCGTTACTTCCAGAGCCGCCTCCAGAAATCTTCAAATTCCCGTTAACGTCAAATTGAAACGCGCACGCAGAACCGTCGGGGATAACCGGAGAAATCGAGTTATACACCCCGCCTACAATAAAGGACGTGCTCGGCTTTGCGCCGTTAACCGGTCCGGTAGTCGTTGCCATGTGTTTTCCTTTGCTTCGAGAAAATTACGGGGCGGTCTCCCGCCCCTAAATGTTTACTGCGCTTCTGCAGGCTCAAGGTCGTCATCGTCAACTTCTTCAATGGCGGCGAACGTCTGCGGGATTTCCGACATGCTAGGAGTGTTGCTAGATTGACCGAATAATTCGTTCGCTTCGAGCCAACCGATCTTCGTGTGGTTTCGAATCCGGCGACCGGAACGTAACAACGCTTCCTTCGTGTCTCCTGGTTTCCACCGCATCTTGCAAATGAAACAGCCGATGGTTTGCGTCTTATCGATATATGTGTGGTGGAAGAGGGCGTAATCCTTGATGCCGGTCTTCGACTTGATCTTACCACCCTTCAAGTGAGTGCAGCGCTGTTGCTTAATGAAAACCTTCTCGTTGCGATTCTTGGTGTTAAGGGCGCGCTGTTTGCCGCGAGCTAGGATTGCTTCGTCATCCGCGATTTCTTTCTTTGCCATACGCGCTTCGCGCTCAAGCAAGCTACGGATTAGTACGTCTCGTGAATCATCGTCGGAGACGCGCGGTTTAACGGACTGCTCGTGCGCCGCCATCTTCGCCGCGGTAGGCTGTTCTTTAACAGGGTGAACGTTCTTGACTTGACCATCCGTAGACGGTGCATTTTGGTTCGGGTTTTGCTGATTTGAATCGGACATGACTTACTCCTCATGCGTGTGCGTGTCGTGATAGTGCTGGCTCACAACTAGGCGAGTACTGCTTTTACTTCTGGGTCTCTACGGCCACATCTGAAATTCCACAACGACTTCCGGTACCGACTACTTACCACGCCGCCCTGCGGTCTTCCAAAAACAGCGTGCGCTTTCTCTTCGGTCAGGATTTGCTTAACGATCAATTGAGCGAGTACGGTACGCCAACCCCGAAATTTTTCACCGGCGGGGAGATCGTGCTTGTCCAATCGAAGTATGCTCCATTCGTACATCGCGGGCACCTGTAGGTAGCAGACGTACATCATTTCTTGTCCGCGTGCGGCCCACAAAGCGACTGTTCCGGCCATCCCGTTATCAACCGTAAAGCATCGTACGCCAGCGTCGCGTAGCCGCTTAACGAATTCTCGGGTCTCGATGATGTGAACTTTTCTAGGTTTTTCGTCGGTCAGTAAATCTTGACCGTCCATTTTATAACCTTCGACTTGTGCGTTAGACGCTTCCTTTTCTGCAGCAAAGCTCTCCTTGACGAACGCTTTATAGTCTTCGGGCCAGCGGACCCAATTTGGCGTGCCGCCTGCGAGAAGCTGCTTGATTGATTCTTTCGTGGTCTTAAGATCGTGGCGACCTTTTATATTATCTTCAACCTCAACTAGGCCTGACTTGCTGGTGCTGTATTGGATTGCCATTGCCCTGCCTTTCATGTTTGCGGATGTATTGGATTGCGAGTGCTAGGATTTCAGGGTCGTCTTTGAAACGTCCGAGCCCGAGATTACAATCGTCGCACAACAGATCGCGACGGCACTTATCACAACTCGTTTGAGCCGGACAACATTTGTGGTCGTGATCTATATGTGGTGTTTTATCTTCTTTGAACGGCGTAAGACAAATAGAGCAACAATTATTCTGCTCTACCACTTTAGCATCGAACCATTCTTGGGTTATTCCGTGACGCCTATTCTTGCGTTCTTTCCTGATGCGGTCTCCATGCTTCGCATAATACGAAGGATAGTACGCTTTATTACGGGCTAGTTCGGACTCTCTGTTTTCCTTATACCTGTTCTTGTCTTTTCGTCGACACTTCTGTAAATGCTTCCGACGAAACTTCTTATCTGCTACGCGTTGGCGCTTACGTTTTTCTTCGATATCCATTTAATCCTCCCTTAAAGGATTTGTTCGGGGGAGCGTTAAGGGCGCTCCCCCAAACTAAGGTTAACACAGGTGATCAGCCGATGTCAACTGTTTACCACGTGACCACTATTTACTACTTGATTACTGTATGGCCGGAACAGAATCAATAAAGCGAATACGCTGCGTCCCAGCACCGATTGCGGGTGGTAGGGTTGCGGTTTGATGGAACTTATCCTAGTTGTTACGTTATCTTTTAATAACGGGTCGGTCATTTCTGCCGACCTCTCATGGTTTCGTTTCCCATGAGAGCAGACTATCGCATCGCCTTGCGGCGTTCTCTCGCTTAGTCGTTCACGGTGCCTTTCGGCTTCCGCCCTGTTTGCATTTCAGCATCCAAGTCGATCAGAGAGAATTCTCATCCGTTTCCGGATGACCCCGTTCCTAAGCGGCTAAAGCCAACTCAGAAGTTGTTGAGGCACACCATCCACCGATTGTTGCAGTCGGGTCAAACGAAGAAGGAGGAGCGTCAGTCACGACTTTGCAGTCGATCGTGCGCCAGTCGCCTTCATCCAAATCTGTGTCGCCCGGAACTTCGAGCCACACACCGATCATGGCGTAGTTACCGAAAATATACGTACGGAAAGCGATACTGCCGCCACCGAGGTAATTCGGAGTCTGCGTCACGAAGGGAGTCTGCCGGAACACAACGTTCGTGCCAGGCAGTTCGATTTCCTTGGTCTGGTCGCTGCCAGCCATTTCGTCGAACTTACTCATGTTTGCATACTTCCACAAATCAACGCTTCTGTGTTACTCCGTTTATTTGACGGAGGGCTTATGGCCTCTTGTGATTTTCCAGCAATGAGAAACGAAGTCACCGTGTGATCTATCGCTCTTCATTTGATTACAGATACGACAACAAGATACGCTGTTTTCTATCGTGTATCCTACGTTGTTGTCGATTCGATCTATCCCATTACTCAAATAACCGCCATTGGGCGAGTTAGGTTTAAATAATGTATTGGGATCGTCTCCGCAATAAAAACAATTACCTTTTGTCAAATCGCGGAACTGATCTTTGCCTATTTCAAACACTAGATTGCGCTC